GCATTGCTGAATGTTCGTCCAGATGCATTACCAATAACCGATTCTGGAACACCAAATGAGGCAAGAATTTCTTCTTTAGTTATCTGACGCATTTGAATGTAGTTTGCGTCTCTTGGGTTTGAGCCAGTGTCAACATAATCAACACCTTCGTCGGAAGAAACAACTGTTACAGCGCCAGCCCTGTTTATATTTCCTCTAAACCTGCTTCTAAGTTCGTCTTTGTCGTCGTCATCAATCTCTCCACGAACAACTAGCAATCCACCCGGACGACCGTCATTGAGCAAAAAGTTACGGTTATATATCTTGGAAAGATTTTCAATCTCTATCGCAATACCAGCAGATTCAAGTGGTGTTAGCGACAAATATGGGTCAAGTGGGTGTGGCTTGCGAATCCAAATAACATCATCTGGAGGAACTATTATCTTCGTTCCGTTTCGCATGTCAACTTCAAAACCTGATACGAATTTTTTTGCATCAGGTATTGGCGCTGTGTATTGAGGCGGAAGAAGTTGCAAAGCAATGACGCTTCCATCTTTTCCTCTAACTTTTTCAATAAACGCCCCTCTTGATGACATCAACAACTGAGAAGATAGGCGATACCTAAAAACAAAAGAGTTTTCACCCATATTTGATTTTGTGTTTAACAAATCAAGAATTTTGTTCTCTTTGTTATCTGTAACAATTTTTCCGTCTGGAGAATTATCTTTTCGAAGCATTGCTGGTAGGCGAGCTTGGTTTCCAGAAATAGCATCAACGCATCTGTTAACCCAAGTGACCTTGGCCATTCCTTCTCTGTATGCGCGCTCAATATCCCAAGAGTCACGGTATGGCTTGCCAGCATTGCTGACATTAAATGCGACCGGTGCCCCTGGTGTAAGTATTGACTTACCCTGAGTGCCTGAGAGAGACTTATTCGTTGGGGAGTTCCACGCCATGTTTTGCTATCAATCCATTCCTAGTAATAGCCCAAGAGCACCACATGTCAGCCCTGCAACTACAAAACCGAGTGCGGGGTTAAATAAAAATGCGCCAGTTGTAGTCATAATTATAAATGAAGCCATAAGGATATTGGCAGTTCTGGGTCTTGTAAACCATTGTTTGACTTTTTTCATACTGCCGCCAGTGTTGTGGATTGCATGTGGTTAAATACTAGTACTAAATTTATTGAGCCAGGATGACGATGACCGATTGGAATAAAGTACTCGCCTATCTGGAACCAAAGACTCCACTCTTCTGCCCTGAAGAGCCTTCTTTGACCCAGAAGGTATTTTTGCGCAGCTACTCGCTTGAGGGTTTGTTTGGTGGCGCTGCTGGTGGTGGCAAATCTTCTGCCTTGCTAATGGCAGCGCTGCAATACGTTGATATTCCTGGGTATTCAGCAATTCTTTTTCGTCGTACATATGCTGACCTTGCTCTTCCAGGCGCTCTGATGGACCGATTCCGTTCTTGGATAAACCTCTATGACGATGTCCACTGGAATGCCAATAGCTTTATCGCAACTTTCCCTTCTGGGGCAAGAGTTTCATTCGGGTACTTGAATAACACCAATGACTACCTGCGTTACAAAGGTTCTGAATTCCAGTTCATCGGCATGGATGAGGTTACGGAAATTCGGGAAGGTGACTACAGGTATCTCTTTTCTCGTCTGCGCCGTCCATCAACTGGAGAGCTTTCAAAGGTTCCACTAAGAATGCGTTCGGCATCTAACCCAGCACCAAACTGGGTAAGACAGAGATTTATCGTTGAAGGCCCTGAGACGGACAGGATTTTTGTTCCATCAATGCTTACGGACAACCCAGGAATTGATGCTGAGTCATACAGGCAGGCTCTTTCTGCTCTTGACCCAATTGAGCGTCGGCGTCTTGAGATGGGCGACTGGTGGGCTACTTCTTTAGGTAGTATTTTTGATAGAACTAATTTCGTAATTATTGACCAGTCAGAGGTTCCTCAGGTGACTTCGTCTGCTCGAGCAGTCAGATTTTGGGACCTTGCGGCCACAGAGCCAAGCTACTCAAACCCAAATCCCGACTACACGGTTGGCACGTTGATGCTCTTCGACCAAGGAATATCGTATGTTCTTGATGTTAAACGGGCTCGTGTGAAAAACGAAAAAGTGGAACAGCTAATCGCTCAAACAGCTTACGAAGATGGACATACTGTATCAATTCGGATGGAGCAAGAACCTGGCTCCTCTGGAAAAGCTCTTGTTGACCAGTATGCAAGATATGTTGTTCCAGGCTATGACTTTATGGGAATTCGCTCAACTGGCGATAAGTTGACTCGCGCTAGACCTTTTTCTGCAGCGGTGGCCAACGGCAACGTGCGGGTAATTCGAAATGCATGGCTCACAGACTGGCTGGATGAATTCTCTTCATTCCCTGAAGCTGGAGACCATGATGACCAAGTTGACTCCGCCGTAAGTGCATTTACATATTTAGCTGGCTTGGGGTTGCCTCAGAGAAAGCCAATGGCTATAATCATCTGACACCTAAGCAATACTAACTAATTGGAGGGATATGAGTACTGGTAATCAAGCATGGGATGATTCAGTTTCGTCAATGCGCAGAGCAATCATGGAGCTGGAGAATGTGTTCAAAGAGAACTTCTCCACTGCCGATGCACAAACAGTCTGTGAGGCTATTTCTGATGTTCACCTGATTAAGGGTGATATTTCTGCAGCCTACGACTACCTGTCAAAAATGGCTGTTGAGTCACTCGGCCAGATTCCAGAGGTAATTCTGTCTGACGGCACCAAGGTTGAAAAGCGTGCTGGCTCAGACCGCAAGAAATGGGACCATGAGGGTCTTGCAAAAAATGTTGCATCACGTCTGAACGACATGGCAATTGACATGGAAACTGGAGAGGTGGTCATGACCACACAGGACATGGTCACGAAGCTTCTTGATTATGCAGCTGTTTCCTACTGGAGAGTCAAAGAACTTTCAAAAATCGGCATTTCTGCAGATAACTTTTGTGAAGTAACAGAATCAGAACCAAACATTATTGTAAGGAGAGCAAAATGAGCGCTATTTACCAAAATCTTTCAGAACCATTTCCAAACGAAATGCAGCGGACCCTTAATAAGGGTGGGGCAAGTCTCACCTATATTCCAGTCAGCGAAGTAATCAATCGAATGAACAAGGTCATTGGTGTTGAGAATTGGTCGTTCACTGTGACATCTTGGCAACAACTGGGGACATCAATCGTTGCGCATGTAAGCGTAATTGCAACCATTAATGGTGTTGCTGTAACCCGAGACGGTGTCGGTGGGCAAAAAATCAAGCTGAACAAGCAAGGCGAGCCTGTTGACATCGGAGACGAAGTTAAGGGCGCTGTCTCGGACGCTTTGAAGAAAGCAGTTCAAACACTCGGAGTTGGCTTGTATCTTGCACGTAGCGAAGACGCAATTGAAATTGAGCAAGTAATGGAAGCAGAAGCACCTCAACCAATCAACGAAGAGGCAGCTAGCGCTTGGGATAATTTCATTGGAATCAGCAAGACTTTCACCAAAGAGCAGAAAACAAAACTTCGTGAAACATGGAACGAGTTTTCAAATTCATCTCCTGTTCCAACACGTGAAACTGTCTCCGTCAAGGATGCAATGTTCTTGCACGAATCAGCTGTAGCAATTGCTTTCAACGCAGAAGTGGCGTAGTAAGTGTCTAGCGCTGATGGTGGCAAGTTACCCGAGTACCTATCGCCCTCTTCGGTTGGAACATATCGTCAATGTCCTTTGAAATACAAGCTTTCAAGGATTGACAAGATTGCTGAACCCCCAACACAGGAAACCCTTATGGGGAACTTTGTTCATGAGGTTCTTGAGAATCTTTATGCGTTTGAACAATCAGAGAGAACTGTTGCATTGGCTAAGTCAATTGCAACAAACCTTTGGGCAAGCGGTCAGTGGGAAGAAGCCGTACGGCCGTACTTGAAAAATCTCAGTTTGAATGAGTTCAGGTGGAACAGTTGGTGGTGTATTGAGAATGCATTCATCATTGAGAATCCGCAGTCGTTTACTCCAGACGGAATTGAGTCTGAACTCAATGGGAAAATTGGCGGAGTGCAGATGCGTGGTTTTATTGACAGATGGCTCATTGACGGAGACACAATCACCATCTCTGACTACAAAACCGGAAAGACGCCCAGCCCTAAGTACATGGGCGACAAGTTTTTCCAGTTGACAGTTTACTCATTGCTATTGGGTCAAGTTGTCACAGATAAATCATTCAAATTAGAATTGCTGTATCTGAAAGATGCGGTAAAAAAAACGCATGTTCCCACGGAGCATGATTTCACTGAAACAGAAGTCACTATTACAACCGTAAAGAAGGAGATTGACACATCATATGAAAGTGGAAACTGGGAAGCAATTCCATCTCGACTCTGCGACTGGTGTTCATACAAAAGAACTGTCTGCACTTATTGGAACAAGAAGAATGAACGATGAGGTTTTCGCGCAGCTTGTAGCTGAGGACGTAAAAAACAAAGTTTCAGATTCGCAACGTGATTACTTGATGTTGCCACAAAATAGAGAGCGTTGGAAGCGAGCTCTTCTTGCTCTTGCAGAGAATCTTGAGAACCAAATTGACAACATCAACTACGACAAGCAGCGAGATATTCAGCGTTATGTTGAGCTTGGTGACGAGGGCGTAAATCTTCTGGCAGAAGCTGTTTCTGCTTATGATATGCGCGCAAATAAAATCACGAGATTCAAGTTCCACGTTAATAAACGACTTGATTTTGTTGTCTCACTTGGAGAAAACGAGAGTGCGACCAGTCGCGTCCAGATGCTTGAGTCTGCAATCGCTGCATACCTTGAGGAACGCGGTGAAGACATTGACGACCTTGATGAGGCACTTGAGGTTGCTCTTAAGGAAAACAAGTTTGTTTTTGATGAACTTGAGTCAGAGTAATGCGGTATCGCTCTAAAAAGAAAGAGAAGGAATACCAGCTACGCCGCCCACTCGTCCAAAGACTCCTAGAAGAAAGACCATGGTGTGAGGCATGCGAAAAGTTTGCAAAGCATGACGAGCTATCTGTTTATAGAAAAAACAGAAGCCAAGATATACACGAAATAATTCGACGCTCTCAAGGTGGTTCAATACTTGATGAGGAAAA